CCGCCTCATATGCTTGCTGACTTGGAGAAATCCTCATTCAGCAACATCGAGCAACAGTCGCTTGAGTTTGTAAAGTACACGCTCGATCCGTGGGTAGTGCGCTGGGAGCAGTCCATGTGTCGTGCCCTGCTTATGGAAAGCGAAAAGCCAATCGTATTCATTAAGTTTAATGTAGATGGCTTGCTTCGAGGCGACTATGTTTCCCGCATGAGCGGATACGCAACCGCAAGGCAGAACGGATGGATGTCAGCAAACGATATCCGTGAGCTAGAAAATCTCGATCGCATTCCGGCGGAGTTTGGAGGAGATCTCTACCTTATCAACGGTGCGATGACCAAATTACAGGACGCAGGTGCGTTCGCAAATACAACAAGATTGGAGGAAACCGAATGAAGAAATTCTGGAACTGGGTGCGGGATGAGGAATCCGGCACACGAACGCTCTACCTTGACGGCGTGATAGCAGAAGAATCATGGTTTGATGATGATGTCACCCCTAAGGCTTTCAAAGCAGATTTGAATGCCGGTGAGGGTGACATTGTTATTTGGCTCAACTCTCCGGGCGGTGACTGTATTGCCGCAAGTCAGATTTATGCCATGCTCATGGACTACAAAGGCAAGGTCACAGTCAAGATTGACGGTATTGCCGCATCAGCAGCGAGCGTTATTGCGATGGCGGGAACAACTGTGCTAATGGCCCCTACCGCTCTCATGATGGTACACAATCCACTGACTATCGCAATCGGCGACAGTGAGGAAATGCAGAAAGCCATTGCAATGCTTTCGGAGGTGAAGGAAAGCATCATCAATGCCTATGAAATCAAAACCGGGCAATCACGAACAAAACTCTCCCACCTTATGGATGCCGAAACTTGGCTAAACGCCAACAAAGCCATAGAACTTGGGTTTGCAGACGGAATTTTGGAGGATGAGAAAAAGCGTGTGCAAGCAGAGGATGTGACATTCGCTTTCAGCCGTCGGGCTGTAACAAACTCTTTACTTGACAAGGTTAAACCCAAATTGTCAAAACAGAAAACCAGTACCCCAATTGATGTCGCCAAAGCTACTCCTGCGGAATGGCTTGAGAAGCGGCTTTCTTTACTTCAACACTAAATTTTGAGGAGGAAAAACACATGAGTAAAATTCTTGAACTGCGCGAAAAACGCGCAAAAGCATGGGAAGCTGCTAAAGCTTTCCTCGATGCCAAACGCGGTACGGACGGTATGGTTTCCGCTGAAGATACCGCTACCTACGACAAAATGGAAGCCGATGTTGTAGCTCTTGGTAAGGAAATTGAACGACTTGAAAAACAGGAAGCCCTTGATCGTGAGCTATCAAAGCCACTGAACACTCCTCTAACAGCCAAACCCGCCGTTCCCGGTGCTGATAACAAAACAGGGAGAGCTTCAGATGAATACAAAAAGGCGTTCTGGAACGTGATGCGCTCTAAAAATCCGCATTATGATATTAGAAACGCTTTGGAAGTCGGAGAAGACAGCGAGGGCGGATACCTTGTACCTGATGAGTTTGAACGTACACTCGTACAGTCTTTGGAGGAAGAAAATATTTTCCGTAAGCTTGCAAAAATCATTCAGACCTCCAGCGGCGACCGCAAAATTCCGGTAGTCACTACACACGGTACAGCCTCATGGCTCGACGAAGAGGAACTCTATCCCGATACCGATGAGGTTTTCGGTCAGACCTCTATCGGAGCATACAAACTTGGTACCTTCATTAAGGTGTCTGATGAACTGCTCAACGATTCGGTCTTTGATCTACCGAGCTATATCAGCACCGAATTTGCCCGCCGTATCGGATCTAAGGAAGAAGAAGCCTTCTTTGTGGGTGACGGTTCCGGTAAGCCTACAGGTATTTTCGCTGCAACAGGTGGCGCACAACTTGGAGTCACTACCGCAGGCGCTACCGCAATAACTGTTGATGAAGTTATCGACCTGTTCTATTCCTTGAAATCTCCTTACCGCAAAAAGGCTGTGTTCGTGATGAACGACTCCACGGTTAAGGCGATTCGTAAGCTGAAGGACGGTCAGGGTCAATATCTGTGGCAGCCTTCTTTGACTGCGGGTACCCCCGATACCATCCTAAACCGCCCCGTCTACACCTCGGCATATGTACCGGCAATTGAAGCCGGTGCGAAGACCATCGCTTTCGGCGATTTCAAGTATTACTGGATCGCAGATAGACAGGGGCGCTCCTTCAAACGTTTGAACGAGCTTTTTGCTACTACAGGTCAGGTCGGCTTTATGGCCACCCAGCGTGTTGACGGCAAACTCATTCTGCCGGAGGCTATCAAGGTGCTCCAGCAGAAGGCTTAACGGAGGTGCAGTATGAGTTATAACACGAAAAACTACACCGAACAGGGCGGTGAGAAAACCATAATCGGTGGAACGCTTGAAATTAAGGAGGGAGCCTTGGTAACGGGGCTTCCTTCTTCTCAAATTTCTCTTGCAACTGAAACTACTCTTGGTGGAATCAAAGCAGCTGCTAAAACTGAATCAGAAACAGTCCCAGCGAAGATTGGTAGCGACGGTAAGCTTTATGTACCGACTTATCCTGTTGCAAAAGAAATTCCTATTGCAGCAAATCAAACTGCAAGTACAGCCGTGGATGTTTCTACACTTCGCACCGATTTTAATGCTCTGCTAACAAAGCTCAAAGCTGCAGGATTAATGGCAGCAGACGAATAATGGAGGTGAACAATGGCGCTGTTAGAAAAAGTTAAGCCTGGCATTGGGGTGTTTTATTCCGACGCCACAAAAGATGCGGAAGTTCAGCAGATGATTGACGGCGCTGTGGCGTTTTTCAAAGGGGCGGGTTGGGAGATTGACCCGTCCCTTCCCACTCCTTTAGCGGTGGAGGCCGTAACGCTGTATTGCAAAATGCGTCAGTCGACAGACCCGGCACAATTGACGGTGCATCCGGTGCTGGTGGCCTATATCGTACAGGGCAAAACCGAAACGCCACTACCACCTGAGAACTACGAGTATTTCATTGTGCCTAAGGCGGGTGATTAGCGTGCTGAAATTTATTCCCACCACCCCTATCGTGTTTTACGCAGCGGTTAGCGAATACGTCAAGGGCGTCGGCCAGACCGAAACATGGCAGGAAATCGGGGCGCTGTATGGAGAATGGAAAGGCAGTTTCGGAGACAGGCGACTAAACGCACAGGCATTAGGCGTTTCCGATTCGGCAACTGTCCGAACATTTTATCATCCGGAAATCTATCAAAAACTAAAAACATGCCGAACGGTGGTTGTAAAAAACGCAGACCCAACAGCTATTGAAAACGGTGAACCGGATAAGCTGAACCCAAACTGCTACGAGGTGTGGGGCGGAGTCGACAATGTGCTTGAGGCTAACCAATATATGGAGTTTTCGGTTAGGAGGTATGAGGGCCTATGATATATGGCGATATCCAGACGGTGCTTGATGCGGCTCTTTACAGGGTTGATACGGAATTTTTAACACAAGACAGCAAGACGATTACCACACAGGACGGCAAGGTATTCCGGTGCCTCGTGCGGAATGATTTGACTGATTCTGACGTCCTATCCTACTGGATGCGGAAGACCGGACCCGACGCAGACGAGTACGTCGTCTACACAATCGACTCAGACGAGGCCACAAATGCCGACGACAGGCCACTAATCCGCAACACCAACATAGCGGTCCGGTATTACTTCAAAGACTCACTAATCGGCACGTCATCAGGCAGAACGAAGGTACAAAACCGAGCCAGTGCTATTATATCGGCGCTTGAAAATAATGATTATTCTGTACCTTACGGAGCACAGAACATTGGGGACATTGACGATATCGGTTATGGCGTCTTATTAATTGAGTGCTATAAAGGCAGGGTGGTCTAATGGGCGCAATCGAGATTAAAGTCAATACGGCCAGCCTACAATCGGCAGTCGAGGATATTTTGAGGGACTACGGGGATGTGGTTTATGAGGCTACGGCGGAGGGAATTAAAGCCGCCGAGAAGGTGCTTATTAAAAACTTAAAGGCCGCCAGTCCGTCAATCAAAAACCCGCCGAAAGGCTACGTCAAGAAGAATTTCGCAAAAAATTGGAAGGGCAAAACCAGCCGGAACAAATTGATGCGATATGTCGGAAACACAACAACTGTAACGGACAAAAAAGGCAACGAAATTCCGCTTGCCAATATCTTGGAGTATTCAACGACAAGAGGCAAGCCGTTTATCAAAGCTACCCACGAAGCAAGCATTGACGAGATGGCGAGAGCTGTTGTCGAAACCATTAAAAGAGAGGTGTAAAACATGAACGAAAAAATTACCTATGGTATTAAAAATGTGCATTATGCGCAGAAAACGGAGGCACCTGATGGGTCGCCTATCTTTGGAGCCGTGAAAGCTTGGCAGGGTGCGGACGAACTGTCTCTGCCTCCCGTTGGCGATCCCATTGTAATCCACGCAGACGATGTGGAATATTACCGGTTGCCCGTCAACCAAGGGTACGAGGGTAACATCAATGTCAGGCAAATCCCGGAAGACTTCAAAACAAGCTGTCTCGGCGAATACAAAGACGCAAATGGCGTCCTGATCGAGAAAGACGGAATAAAGCCGGACAATTTCGCATTGCTTGGAGAATTCCAGATCGCAGACGAATCAGCGGTATCCGCTAAGAGGTTCGCCTTGTATGACTGTTTCGCTGGGCGTCCTGACCTTTCCGGGCAGACTAAGGGCGATACAATTGACCCGAAACTGTTTAGTGTGCCGATTACCGCAAGGCCCACGAAATCAGACGGGATTATAAAGGCTACAATCAAAAAGAGTGACAATGAAGCCTTGTTCGGATCATGGTTTGATTCCGTCTATTACGAGCCGGGTGATATCGCGAATTACGTGATCACAGTCACGGTAAAGAGCGGAGCGACATTGATTGCAGGAGCCGTGGTTGTCGTCGGAGGCAAAGTTGGCGTAACAAATGCGGACGGCGTTGTGAGAATATCACAGCCTGCCGGAACTTACGATGTGCTTGTTTCTGCTACGGGCTACAAAGCCAAAACCGATACAGTAACAGTGGCAAGTGCCGCTGTCTCCAAAGAGGTTGCGATGGTAGGTGCATAATGGAAAGAATAATCAAAGTTGGAGAATATGAGTTTGCCGCCAGATCAACGGCGGCTTCTCTATTTTCGTATAAGCGAAATTTTAACCGGGACGGACTAAAGGATCTAATCGCATTGACACAGGGCATGTCTAATGATGCAGAGGGGGATATCGTTACTGCTCTCGTTGAGGGCCATTTCGACTTTGATACATTCTATCGGTTTCTTTGGGTATTTGCGAAAGCTGCAAATCCGCAGATTCCGCCTCTTGAAAATTGGCTTGAGGGATTCGATATGCCTCCGGTTCAATTCGCAATTGAAGTATTGCCACAATCAATGGATCTGCTCTTTGATTCAACCAAAACAACAGTACAACCAAAAAACCATCCGGCGGCAGCAGTCAAGAAGTAACAACAGAGATATTGCTGAAACGGGCAATTGACAGTGGGCTGACTGCCGCCGATTTGGACATGATGAGCATCGGCATGGTGCTTGATTATTTAGTCACTTGTTATAACGAAAACCAGGAAGAAAAAGAGTCGCCAAAGCGCTATGCGACTGCGGCAGACATTGAAGCGTTTTAAGGTGGTGATTTTATGGCTTCGAAAATAGCCGGCCTGACCATTGCGATAAACGGAGAAACAACAGGACTTGATAAGGCTTTGTCGGGGGTCAATAAGAAGTCTCGTGACTTACAGAGTGAGTTAAGAGAGGTCGAGCGGCTTCTGAAATTGGATCCCGGCAACACGGAGTTGTTGGCTCAAAAGCAGAAACTTCTCGCT